GCTGTGTTGCAAGTGGGTTAACTGTTGGGTTATTTCCATCGTGTGCACTTAATATAGATCCTTCAGTAGTTAATTTAGTTAAGATTCCCATGATTAATTATTTTATTATAAATATTATATATTATGATATTTGGTAGCTATTTTTTCTACTTTCATCTCCTACAGTGTTTGGTTGGTTACCTGTGGTTGCTTCAATTACTTTTTTTCCATCAATCGATACATTTATTGGTCGATTAGCTATAGCTGCTACCATATTTTTCAATTCACGAAGTTCATTGGATGAATTTCCTCCATTATTATTACCTCCACCTAAATTGGTTCCCGCAATAATACTATCTTTTTTATTTAATTGGATTGATCCTTCAGGACCTGATACTATCATTCCTCCTTTGGGGTTAATAATACCATCATTCATTTTATTTTTAGGAGGTTCCATACTTTTAGAAATATCCGAGAAACCACTTTTAGCAGCCCACATACCTCCTAATACAGCCGCTATACCTATTCCTAAAGTTATTCCTGATGCCCATGTGATAGCTCCTGCTGCTAATATAGCTTGTAAACCAGCAGCTATACCTAACTGGCCTATCATTTTTCCAAGGCTAATACCTGTTATAATTTTCATTATACCCCCAAAGGCACTTTTAATTCTATCAACACTAGAAACCATATTTCCTAACCCATCAACAAAATTTGCAGCAGGTCCTTCTACTAAAGAAGCAAACATAGATTGTAATTTTTCTACAGCGGCATTAAATTTATCTTGAGATGATATTCTTTCTAGAGCGGCTTGAGCTTGTTTTTCATCTCCAGCAGATGCCAATAATTGATTAGCTTCATCTATTTTTCCTTGGGATCTTAATAATTCTGCTTTTTCTTCTAGTTGTTTTCTAGTTTCACTTCCTAGTTTAGCTAAATTTTCTTGAGTTACTAATGAATTAGCTAATTCATCCGCATTCATACCAACAGCTTTTGCTAATTGTTCTTGTTGAATAACATTCATTTTAGAGAAATCGGCTGCAGATCCTACTTGTTTAGCCATCTCTGCGGCTGCTCCAGCTGCATCTCCATTGAGTGCTAAACCTCTAGCACGTTCTAAATTAAGTGATTTGCCAGTTAATAATTCGGCACTTAATTCGTTTTCAATTGATGATTCAAAATCAAGTAAACTATTTGCAGCTTTAGCAGCTTGTTCTAAAGTAAGTCCTAACTTTTTAGTTTGAATAACAGCTTTAGCTATTAATGCTGGGTTATTTGCATATTGGAGACGTAATTGGCCGGATACTTTAGCAACTTCTCCAATTACTTTTTTATTGTCTAATTGTATTCCAGTTTGTTTAGCTAAAGCTGCAGTTTGTTTAAGGACAGATCCTGTAACTTCTCGTGCAGTCATTCCATTAGACAGTGCCAATTGTTGGATTCCTGTAGCTTCTTCTGCTTGGAATCCCATTTGTTTAGTTATAAGAACTTGATCCTTTAACTGTGCTTCACTAAATCCTTTAGTAGCTCCAAATGCATCAGCTAATTCTAATTGCGCTGCAACTAGATTTTTAGTTGTTTCAAATAAGCTTTCTCCAGAATTTTGTATTTCAATAAATCTATCTCGAGTAGCAGTAGCTTCATCTTTAGAAGATGCCATTGATTTAGATAAATTGGTAATTTCAGTATCAGCTTTAAATCCTAAATCTAGGAACATTTTAAAGCCTTTAATCAATAGACCCATAGAAACTAACGGGTCAGATAAAGATCCTACAAGACTACCTCCAAGACTTTTAAAAGCAGCCCCCATAGCCCCAAATTTACTTGCTCCATTTTCTGCAGCTTCTCGGGCTTTTTCTAAGGCATCTTCGGTATTAACTAAATCTCCTAAAATTGGAATTTTACTAATTCCTTTTAATAAACTACCAGTAACACCTAAAGTTTTTTGGATTTGTTGTTCTTTTTCTAAACGAGCTTTAACATTTTTTAAAAGTTCCTTTTCAACTGTAAATTGATCTTTTTTAGCTTGATATAAGGCTATTTCTTCTTTTGTAGAATTTTTTGTAATTTTTAAACGATCAGCTGCTGAGGATAAGTCTCTTAAAGAGGCTTTGGTTTTTTCTTGGAGTTTTTTTAACTGCTTTTCAGATAATTGGGTAATTCCTTCTTCGTCATTTTGTAATTGACGGGCTATATCCTCTAATTTAGAATATTCTTTAGAAGCTTCTTTAGTAACAGATAAACGTTTACCTAATTCAGCATTTATTTCTCTAAGAATATCTCTTTGATCTTTAAAAGATTGAGTATCTTGTTGATTAGAAGAATTTGAATTATTAGCCATTTAAATATTTTGTTATAAATATTAAAAATCAACATTTTTACCCATATTTAATAGGCTTTTTAGCATTATGTGCTTTTTGAAATAATTCAGGTGATTTTATGGTTCCATCAGAACTAACAACAGTTTGTTTTCCTTTACTAGAAGATGTTTTTTCTTCAATTGTTTCTTTTTCTTCTTGGTAAAATTTCTTTATTTCATTAAATGTCCAACGACGAAGCCATATAGGCATGTTATATATTGTATTCCAATCATATCCACCTTTACCGTGGAAGACTATTTGATGGATTTGATTAAATAAAGAAGCTCTAGCTTGGGGAGCATTATCAGAGGTCAGGCCAAAAAAAGCTAACCCCAATTGGGATATTGACTCTATTGCTCCCGTTACTGGGAAAAAATGTAAGGTCTACATCGGGTTGGATTTCACGGATATATTCGCGAAGTGCTCTAGAGTCTTGGGCAAGTAAATAATTATCTACAAAGTTGCGAATGTCTTTTTTTTCACGATTACCTTCAACAGATACAATCATATATTTTAAACGAGTTGTAAGTTCAGGGGAAGAATCTTTATTAATTTTCTTTAATCCTTCCAATTCACGATTAATATCTTGTTCGTCTTTATGATTTAAAAGCTTAAAGGTAACTGTATTTTTTGATTTAGGGAGAGTAAAAGTAAATTCGTTTGTGCGTGATGTAAATAATTCTTCTTTAAGTGATTTATTCTCTAAAGTTGATAAATCAACAGTTTGAGATTCACCATTATATTCAAAAGAATATTCCGAGCCATATCCTAAAATGCGGGCTGCAACCATGATTGCATTTTTATCACCAATTAATAGATCATCATAGTTAATTTTTGATACAATTAATGATTTAAGAAGTCTATCTAATACAGTACCATTTTGAATATATGATTGGTTGGTAAGAATATCTTCTTCCTTAGCAGTCATATATTTCATTTCAATAGTACCTTTTGCTAATTCAGAATCTTCAGGGTAAAGTAAACCTTTAGAAGGCAATTCAACTATTTCAGTTGGTAATTTAAATTCACTCATAATTTTTATTTGTTATAACTTAATTGTCTTATATAAATATATTAAAGAGCGGAAATATTATCAGAATTTACATTGTATGATAATACTCCTTCTACTTTTAATATAGCTTTTCGGATATCTTCCATTTTTGAACGGTCGAATCCACTAGATGTAATCCACGGATGACCATCTACTTTAACGGTCATTATGGATTGAAATTTTTCTGTATCTTGTTCACTATATTCCATAGGTTCTTTTACAGATGCTACTGTAACACCTGGAATTGAGCGAATATCAGAGAAGATTTCTTTTTGAGGGCGTTTCTTAATGTTGGTGATAAGCATACCTACCATTTTGAACTTGTCTTGGTATTCCTCATTTAGTCGCTTACTAAGCTCCTCTTTAACTAATGTACGTAAACTATCTAGTTTCATATGTTTATAAATATACTAAAAGAAAATAAAAGCCCCAAATTTCTTTGGAGCTTTCATATATTTTATTGTTTTGTTCTTAGTAATTCAAGATACAGTAATCTGGTTGTACGGTAACTGTAACGTTAGTTGGAGTACCATCATCATCCCAGTTATAATCACCGAAATTAGCTTCTGTAATAACTGCTCCTTTAATGATCCATTCAGAAACGATATCACCTACAGGTCCGATAACATTGAACGTAATATCTTTCTTATAGAAATCGGAGTAACCATCACGGCCTGTTACTGATTCGTGACCTAAACGTACCCATTCCATTACTGCTTGTGCACCACTTGGTGTGATTGCATCATACATTGTGAATTGAATAGTATTCCAAACAGTTTTTCCTTTTACATAACGTTGAACGTTGATATGGTTAAGGGCAACTGCGGTTTGTGTTAAAGACACTGCTCCTACTCCTTTTACCAAATATGATGGAACACCATCCATATAAAGGATAAAACGGTTTGTTTGTTTAGGTTCAAACGCTGTAAAAAATATTTCGTTTGGATTTAAAATTGCCATTTGTTTTCTATTTTAATTTTGTTATAAATATCTAATTTTTCAGTTTTTATCCTGGAAATTCAGCTCCTGTAGGCATTAAGATGAAATCTAATGAAATAAATTCAGCTGTGCGTGTTGGTTGGATGTAAATTTGACCTACTAATTGGTTTTGATCAATTACTGCTGGGCCATTATTTGTATCATCCATAACAACTTTGTAAGCATACAATCCTTGTTTTTGTTGAATTCCTTCTAAGAATGGAGTAACACGTGCTACAAATGAATTTCTAGTTGCAATTGTATTTTGTTCGAATACTACTGTATCTGCAATTTGTTTAATATATGATTTCAATTCAATCATTAAACGACGTACGTTTACACGATCAAGAGCAGATTGAGATTTTTGTAATGTTTTCTGACCGTATACTACTACACCTTGTTTAGGTAGTGTTGCAATAGGGTTAATATTATTGCTGTACAACGTGTCACGATTACCTTGCGTCAATTTCAGTTGAGCTTGAAGTACTGTGTTTAATCCACCGCGGTTTATACCTGCTGGAGCGAACCATGGAGCAGATACTTTATCGTTGAAAGCATATACACCTGGGATTACTGTAGAAGCTGGTACCCAAACTTGTCTTCCTGTAGCTGGGTCAATGATGCGAACCCAAGGCCAATAAGCTGCTGCATATGAAGTATCTCTAGTTTGAGCTT